GTGGGATCATCACATTAGAAAACCTCTCAAAACAGATATTACAAAATCTGACCTCCCAGACATTCGCTCTGGATCAGGGAAATCTGACACTTTTGCAGGCTTTAAACCAATTAAATAGTAAGGCTGGGACGATTTACAGCAAGGGTATTACAAATTATGGAGCTGCATACGATGCAGTAGTAATACATTCACCTGATATTTCAGTGAGAGAATTAGGCTTATTTGTAATGCTTGCTGGAAGCGAAAGCAATCAATTTGGGGCGTTTATTTACGGTGTGTCGGATAACAAAGTAAAACGCACAGAGATAATAAATAATGGAAATGTATCAGTTACAGGTGACCCGACAGGTAATAGCATAACCATAAAAATCGGGAATTGGGGCAGAGGTGTTGTTTTTTCATATGCTCGATTCGATATAGAAATAAAAAAATTATAGTCTTCCCATTTAATTTAGGGATGAACAAATTGTAAAGGTACCTCTTATATGGCAGAATTGTCCTGTAGGAGGTGCATTATTTTGACAAATATAGAACAGATCCAGAATAGAATACTGGAACAAATGCAGGAAATTCTGTCAAATGAGCAATTACAGAAATTAGAGAATGTAATGGCGATAGAATTTCATGGAATTGAAGTGCAGCAGGAATGTACTCAGCTGGTCACATCAGAGAGTCATTGGGAAAAAATTCTCCGAACGTTTATTGCCAGTAAACGAATAGAAAACTGCAGCATAGGAACATTAGAACGTTATAAGGATTGTGTAACCAAGTTGGTTACATCTCTGAATAAGAGACTACAGGACATCACAACAAATGACATCCGCTATTATCTGGCCATGTATCAGGAACAGCGCAAGATCTCCATGAGCTACATGGATACAATCAGAAGGTATCTAAGCAGTTTCTTTGCATGGATCAGTGATGAAGGATACATATCCCGAAATCCCATGCGAAGACTCAAGAAAATCAAGGTACCAAGAATGATCAAGAAACCATTCTCACAAGCTGAAATGGAGCATCTACGCTGTAATGCCGGATGCCAGAGAGATATAGCGATTATGGCGTTTTTATACAGTACCGCAGCCAGAATAGGAGAGGTGGTGCGACTGGACCGAAAGGATATAGATTGGGGAAACAAAGAGGTAATCATATATGGAGAAAAAGGCAAAAAGGAGAGAAGAGTATACCTGACAGATGATTGCGCATATCACTTGCAGAAATATCTGTCTACCAGAGAAGATAATAATCCAGCTCTATTTGTGAGCAACAAGCAACCACATACAAGATTGGGCAAACAGGCGATACAGTCCATGCTCAGGACTTTAGGAAACAAGACAGAGATTCATGCTCATCCACATAAGTTCAGGAGAACATTATTGACAGATGCAGGCAACAGAGGAATCCCTTTACAGGAAATTCAAATGTATGCAGGACATCAAAAACCGGATACAACGATGATGTACGTAACAGTCAGTGAAGAGAATGTAAAAGCATCCTTTAGACGATACATTTCATAACCAGGAACGATTTCATACGGAATTTTTGAGACTGCCAGAAATGGTGGTCTATTTTGCGTGATAAGAAATGTTGAAAATAATAGCAGAAAATGGAAGCATTTTGAAATGGGTGTTATTAGAGGAAATGGGAAGTCATATCAAAACGGGTGTTACTATCTAACTTATAGTCACAGACTCCAAGCAGATTAAAAGTGCTGTGCTCCAGGAGCCAAGTGTCACTTTTAATGTTGCCGAAGAAGCATCAAGTACGGGTGGTACTGCGTATTCAGATTTTTTTGATATTTCTGTCACTCCCGACAGCTTTCCTGTTATGTATAAAGAGGTAATGCGGTTGTTATCAATTAGTAGAAACGAAGTCATATGACTGTTTGTATCACCCCATTTTACGCTTACTGTTTTGGTAGAGCCATCACTATATATAATATAACTATTGGCCTTGAACCGCTTACTATTTGATTAAAGAAAAACCTATGCTAAAAGGCATCCATCTAGGATGTCTTTTATTATGGATTTTTCCAGAAAAGGAGGAAGGCGGTGTGATATTTGAAAAGGAAATCAACATATATGCCAAGGATGCCATCCTGAAACGTTTTCAGGCAAACGAAACAAGTATTTCTATTACTCAGGGAAAGATTTCAGCTCTGATCAGCGAGAGTGAACTGGTTGAATTACAGAACAGTAAAGAAACCATGTACAGCAAGTTAGCAAGTGTTCAGATGGATGTATCTGGTCTGACAGAAAGCTTCTCGGATCTGACAACAAAGTATGATACGGTAACTGGTCAGTACAGCGCTCTTGATGCAAAAGTAGCGGAATACAAGAGAGGAGTAGATGGTTTATCTGCGAACATTACTGCAGTAAATACAAGACTGTCAGAAAATTATAGTACGACAGAGGCGATGAATGCAGCAATAAAAGCCAGCGTAGACGGCTTATCAACTACAGTATCAAAGACATATGCAACAACTGAAAATTTGACAGTTGCGCAGGAAACTCTAAGGCAGCAGGCACAAGGATATGCTTCAGATGCGCAGACCACAGCCACGAAAGCGGGACAGGATGCCGCAAAGGCAGCTCAGGAAGAAGCTTTAAAACTTGCCCAGGAATCTACAGATGAGAAATTAAAGAAATACAGCACAACTGTAGAGATGAATTCAGCAATAAAGCAGTCAGCTGACAGCATTTCCTTGGCAGTTTCTGAAAGCTATGTAAAGAATGATACATTAAAAAGCTATGCAACCACGGCAGCGATGAATGCTGCTATTGAGGTATCTGCCAATAAAATAACATCTCGAGTGGAATCTTTAGGAGAAACTATAGACCAGAAAAACGGTAATTTCTATGGCCTGGATATTCCAACAACCAGTAATGCCCCGGCATCTTCCTGGACAACAGAGGACCTGAAAAAACAGCATAATGGAGACATCTATATCCAAACTACTACAGGAAATACCTACAGGTATTTTTACGGTGATACAGGCCTTATCATAAAGCTTTCAGAAAATTGTAGGACAGAGAGTACAACTTATGACTATGTGAAAATTTTTTATAATGATAATGGAACGATGAAGTGTGCTGCAAAGCTGGGTGGAACCAGTATTGCAGGAGCGACTGTTTATGTACCAACTCAGGAATTCTATGTATACTGGCATACAGATGGCAGTCAGGATTCTTTCTATGGATTCAAGATTGATTCTGTTACTCAGGGAGCTGGAACAAAGACCGGATCAGCAGATGGACTTCCTGGATATACAGCAACAATTTTGAGCGCTGAAACATATCCGGAGAGCAGTCATGGCAATTATGGAAATAACGTCAATCAGCTCTGGAAATGTACAGGCCCTGCTGTAGGTACGAATACATCTTTCTGGCAGAGAATAGAAACGGTCACCAAATCAGAAGTAAGTTCCCTGATAGAGCAATCAGCAGACAGCATTCGCCTGCAGGCCAAGAAAATAATGTGGCAGAGTGATTATTCCTCTATGACTGAAGCTGGAAAATTGACCTGTACAGGAGCTGCGATACAAGGTAGTTTTGAAACAAAACAAGCCTGGTATAGTTCCTATAAGATTACAAAAGTAGAAGAAGGCGTTATTAAAGGATATATGGGTGATACACAAACTGGACTTTTGGATATGTCGGCGTATTATTCTGATAATGCACGTCATGCTTCACTAAAAGGTATGGATTATTTGCACCTGCAGGCAGGAAAAGAAATCAAAATTGAAGATCCGGCTAAATTTATAGATCCGGTTACATTTACAGATACTGTTGACTTTAATGCGGATGTTAATCTTAATTCGAGTGTATACTTTGGTTCAATGATTGCGTTTAAATATCAAACAACATTTAATGGGACTACAACCTTTAATAATATTGCATCATTTACAGAGCCGCCAAAACTTTTTAATTGTGTACATTACTCGCAGGGTGGACATGTAGTATTTGCATCTGATGGAGCAACTTTAGCTTATGCACCATCTTCATCGAAAAGGTATAAAAAACATGTTCGATATATGGATAAAACTGATATTGACATGTTTTGGAAGATACCGGTGGTTTGGTTTGAATATAAAGAAGGCTACCTTTCGAAAGAAGATAGGATGTACAATAAACCAATTCCAGGTTTCTATGCAGAAGATATGAATGATCTGTTGCCTGCAGCTGCCCGATATCAGAATGATCAGGTGGAAGACTGGAATGAACGTATGTTAATTCCATATATGGTTGCGGCTATCCAGCAACTTTATCCAGAACATGGTCATGGAATCTTAAATGAAGATGGCAAATGCATCATCCTGCTTAATGCAATAGAAAGCCAATATTACATAACCCTCACGAAATATGGAAAAGGAGATCTTTACATATCTAAAAAAGACAGAAACAGTTTCATTGTAACAGGAACCCCGGATCTGGAATTTGACTGGCAGGTAACTGCAGCATAGGAGAAC